TGATAGCCAGCAAAAGCATCGTATGTGGCCAAACCGCCCATCATGCTGCCGCTCATCAAATAGGTATTTGTGTAAGCCAAGTTGAACGGTTCAAACAGTGTGCCGCCTGCGCCTAAACCAGTACGAGATCCCACTGCTCTTCTAAACACTTCTCTAACACCGATAACTTCATCGGGCAGTCTGTATTCGTTTTGATCTTGAATCAATTCAAGAAACAAGTAACTTTCTTCCACAGCATTGCTGCTGCGTTGACGATAATGTGTTAATGCTCGTTCCAGTGCCAGTTCCATGTGAGCTGGGTCTAGTTCCACATCAATCATACCATCGCCCAGCATGAGTTTGATAAACTCAAATACTTTATTGCGTTCTACAGTAGAATTTGACTGAGTTGTTGATGGTACAGTATCTGACATTGTAATGTTCTCCTATGATATTTATCTTACCATAAATACTATCATGCCAAGACTATCTTTATATAAACCAGAAAAGGGCCGAGATTATCGGTTCATAGACCGCAATGTGTCTGAAATGTTTCAAGCGGGCGGAACAGATGTATACTTACACAAATATTTGGGTACGAATACCGACGAAGCAAATGCCACCGCTGATCAGCCGCATTATGCCACCACAAAAGAAACAAATATACAAGATTTGTTGTTTTTAGAAAATAGAGATCGAACATACGATACGCAAATATACAGAATTCGTGGCTTGTATAATGTACAAAATATTGACTTTAATCTAAGCCAATTTGGACTGTTTATCGACAACGATACCCTGTACATGACCGTGCATATTAACGATTTTATCAAATACATAGGTCGCAAACCTATAAGTGGGGATGTAATAGAATTGCCGCATTTACGTGACGATTTTGCTCTTAATGATTTTGACGTTAGTTTACCTAGATATTATGTAATTGAGGATGTGGGACGTGCAAGTGAAGGGTTTAGCGTAACTTGGTTTCCGCATTTATACAGGTTAAAGATTAAGAAAGTTACAGATAGTCAGCAATTTGCACAAATATTTGATCAGCAGGCAAAAGACGCTAACGGAGATCCTATAGCAAATACTACTCTTAGAGATCTCTTGAGTATGCATAATCGAGAGTTAGAAATCAATGACCAAATTGTGGCGCAAGCTGAAATAGATGCTCCAAAAAGCGGATACGATACTAGACAATACTATACACTGGCTGTGGACCCAACTAATGGTAGACCTTTATTAGAGACCGCAGATAAAACAGATTTATTAGCCAGTGATGGCAATCAAAGCATACTGTCAAGTTCTGCTAATAGTATTCCGCAACGCAACGGATATACTGGATACTTGCTAGGCGATGGATTTCCAGTTAACGGTTATGAGTTTGGGCACGGCATACAATTTCCATTTAGTCCTGCAACTGATGATTTTTTCCTACGTACAGACTATCTTCCTAACAGATTATATAGATTTGATGGCACTATGAGTGCATGGATAGCTGTGGAAGATGCTATTAGAATGAATATGACTAATAACAATACTCGTAACACACAAAAGACTGGGTTTATTAATAATGACGCATACACTTATAATAATCCAGTGACTTCGGATTATATACAACTAACTGAAGGTGCTACTGTAATTTACACAATAATTCCTTTTACAACTACATCTAATTTCATTGTTGTTAAGTTAGATGTATTAACACTAGAATACGAAGTTTCTAAACATCCTGGACTACTCACATCGTATCAGTATACAAGTCCAATCGGAATTCAAAGTGCTGCCATACAAATTAATTTACCAATAATTAATACAGTGCAACAATCAATTCCATATAACGGACAATGGACTATAACACTATACAATACTAGAGATCCACAAAAACAAAGTTTAAGTAAGGCGTTAAAACCAAGGGCAGATTTATAATGGAACATTTTTATGATGGGCAGATAAGACGTTATATCACGCAAGTAATACGTGTATTCAGTAACTTTGTAGTCAAGTACGGTGACGGTACACTTGTGCGTATACCTGTTATGTACGGCGATGCCGATAGACAAGCTGCTAGTATTATTCGTAATAACTCTGAAAATAAAGTCAATAGTGTTCCTAGAATTGCTGTGCATGTTTCCTCATTAGCATTGGACAGAGACAGGTTATCTGATTCGTCGTTTGTTAGCAAAGTACATATTCGAGAAAGAGATATAAACGATAATAATGAATACACACACGGTCAAGGGCGTAACTATACAATTGAACGTTTAATGCCCACTCCATTTAAACTGACATTAAAAGTAGATATCTGGAGCGCCAACACTGAACAAAAATTACAGATTATGGAGCAAATTTTAGTCTTGTTTAATCCTAGTTTAGAAATTCAAACTTCTGACAATTTTATAGACTGGACCAGTTTAAGTGTATTGAATTTAAATGATATTAGTTGGACAAGTAAAACTGTACCGGTTGGTGCGGATACTCCTATTGAAGTAGGTACACTTACATTAGATACTCCTATATGGATTAGCCCGCCAGTTAAGGTAAAACACCTAGGTGTTGTTACTAAAATTCTTGCCAGTATGTCTGGTAAATCGCTAACCAGTACTACTTATATTGACGGACTAGGAGCAGATCCAATCTCTGCCACTGTTATAACCCGTGATAATTTATTTTCTACAAGTGCAACGGTCGGTGGCTATAAAATTGATGTTTATGGATCCAGTGTTATACTACTAGGAGCATCTGAAAGTGTAATACCAAGTGGACCAACTCTGGATATACCTGTCAGACAAGGTACACCTATTAACTGGAGTGAAGTGTTTGTTACAGCCGGCGGAAAATATACAGCTGGTAGTAGTATGATTTTTCTTTCTCAAACAAATGGTAGTTATATCGTAGGTACTATTGCTATCAATGCGCTTGACGAAACAGTGTTAAGTGTAAACTGGAATGCAGATACATTAACTACAAATACTGGAATTGATAGCAACGGAATCTTGGAAGGCAGTATAGGATATAACAGTGCCGGCAGTTTTAGGCCAAATAGCCCTGGGACATTTGACGCAATTGTTAATCCACTTTCATATAATCCGTATCGTCCACTTGGCACTGAGATCACTAATCAAACAATTTCAGTTGGTAAGCGATTTTTAATTATAGAAGATATAGGTGATATTACTAATGTGACTCCTGCACAAGCATGGGGAGAACTAGTTGCAAAAGCTAACAATATTATAGAATGGTCGGGCACGGATTGGAACATAATATTTGATCACAGTCAGTATCCCGACACTATGGTGTGGCAAACGAATATATACACTGGAGTTCAGTACGTGTGGAACGGCGTTTCATGGGTTAAGAGCTTTGAAGGTGTGTATGAGGCCAACCAGTGGAAAATAGTATTGTAAAAGAACAGATAGTTTGTAGTGGAGCATTATTCTACGCTAAATCTACACGACGTTTTCTACTATTACAAAAAGCACACGGAAAACACGAAGGTACTTGGGGCCTTGTTGGGGGCACTAATATCGCTGGCGAAACGCCATGGCAAGGTTTACAACGTGAAATAACTGAAGAAATTGGTACATTACCTGCTATCATTAAAACAATTCCTTTAGAAACTTTCGTAAGTAATGATAGAGTGTTTAATTTCCACACATATTTGTGCGTAATAGATAACGAATTTATACCGGTGTTAAGTGACGAACATCAAGGGTGGGCATGGACCACTGTTGATCGTGCTCCTAAACCTTTACATCAAGGACTTCGTAATAGTTTTTCAAATAAAATTATTCGTACTAAACTACAAACTGTATTTGATCTAGTAGATTTGATCTAATAAAAAAGCCGCATATAGCGGCTTTTTGTTGATTACGCTTGCGCTTCACCCCAACGCAGCACCACGTTGGCGGTAACAGTTGAGCCAGCTGTTTTTTAAATGTTAATGGCCAACACATTTGGACCGGTTGGATATGTACCTCGGCCACCAATAGTAGTATTGGTCAATTCTTTCAACTGGCTCAGGTCCAAATTACTCAGTGCTCCAGATGTTGCAATGAATGAAAACACAGTTTCACCAGGTAATGCATATGGTGGTTGTCCAAAGCCAAATGTAACTTGTGTTGTGCCGGGGATAATATTCACACCGTTGTTTAAATTCTGTGTAAACGTTACTCTGTAGTAACTAGTGCCAAAGTATGTGGGATTGGTTACACCGTTCACGTTGGTACCAGCTGGGTAGTTGACATCAGTTGAATACACTTGCGTACCAATTGTGGCAGTTGTGGCAGACCACTCTGCTGCACTGAAGAACAACACAGATGTATTGGTGACATTGTAGCGTCTAGTAACTGTCAGTGTGGTGTCTCCAGCTGTGTTGCCAAGGAATCTGCTGCTGATTTGTATATAATAGTAACTGCCGCTTACACCGATGAATTGAATCTGATTGCCTGAAGTGGGCACATTAGAGCCTGTC